AAATTATTGAAAGAACTAAACTCCTACTAGCTTTGAATGCACCCAAAGCTACCAGTAGACTAGTCAACGTACTAGATGATCCCACCATGTTAGGTGCTAAAAATGTAGTAAATGCCTCTAAGGAGATTCTAGATAGAGTAGGAGTTTCCAAACCTGCTTCCATAGAAATAAATACTACCGATACTGGAGGAATATTTATTCTACCTCCCAAAACTTCTAACCCCATAAAATCAGTGAATTGATTTTGGCTAAAGAAAGACTTACTCCTCAACAAAAAAAAGAAAATAAGGATAAAAGAAAAAAAGAATTAAAACAGTTGTTTGATAAAGTATACTTACTTTCTTATCCTATACCTAGATACATAAAATATGTAGATGCATGGAAGAACCTCAATTGCATGTACGTTACTACTGTATTGAACTGTCCTGTAGGCTACCTCCCCCTAGATCAATTACTTGATCAACTGTCTCTAGAAGATCTAGCAAAATTAAAAGCATCTTCAAAAATTCCAATTGACGATAATTATTACTTCCCTAATGTCTATGCTCCTCACTGGCCTCAGATAACAGTACTAGAGCAAGCCATAGACAGTCTGGACTATCTGCAAGTATCTTTAGTGGATGCAGCTAAATGGGCATCATCCCAAAAATCATTCTTAGAATATGGAAAGACTTTATCCCCTCATACTCTCAGAAATATAAACAACAGAATTTACGAGGATAGACAGGCATGGCACAAAGATCCTAATAATTTAAAGAAAGTAGAGATAGAGAATAAAAAGAAAAAAGAAAGATTAGAGAAGCAAGAACAACAACTGCTGGATGATATACAGGAGAGATTAGATTCTTCCGATAAAGTAATAACTTCCAAAGATCTGACTGATGATATTCCTGTCCCAAATAACAAATCTCAGGAACTACTAAATAAGAATATTGTATTTGAACCTAATGAAGGCCCACAGACTGAGTTTCTGGCAGCACCTGAGAGAGAAGTACTGTATGGAGGAGCAGCAGGAGGAGGTAAAAGCTACGGTTTATTGGCAGATCCTATGCGTTATTTCGGGCATAAACAGTTCAATGGCCTAATTCTTAGAAGAACTAACGATGAGTTAAGAGAATTAGTTTGGAAAAGTCAGGAATTATACCCTTTAGCTTATCCAGGCTCAAAATGGCAGGAAAAGAAGAGTCAATGGTTATTTCCTTCTGGTGCTAGACTTTGGATGACTTATTTGGAAAGGGAAGAGGATGTGTTGCGTTACCAAGGACAAGCCTTTTCTTATATAGGTTTTGATGAGTTAACTCAACATGCTACTCCTTTTGCTTGGAATTACATGAGAAGTAGACTCAGAACCACAGCACCTGACTTACCCATATACATGAGAGCAACATCTAATCCAGGTGGCCCAGGTCATCAATGGGTTAAAAGAATGTTTATTGATCCAGCACCTTTTAATGAAGCATTTCCAGCTACAGACATAGATACAGGTAAAGTACTTTCGTATCCCAAGACTCATGCTAAGTCTGGTGAACCTCTTTTCTATAGAAAGTTTATCCCAGCTACTTTAAAGGATAATCCTTACTTATTTGAAGAAGGATCTTATGAGGCTAATCTTCTTTCTCTGCCAGAAATGCAGAAAAGACAGTTACTGGAAGGAGACTGGGCCATAGCTGATGGAGCAGCATTTAAAGAATTCAGACACTCTGTTCATGTAATTCCTCCTTTCGACATTCCGTATAGTTGGAGAAAGTTCAGATCCTGTGACTTTGGTTATTCATCTCATTCTGCCGTACACTGGTATGCTATTGACCCACAATATGAAACATTGTATGTTTACAGAGAGTTGTACGTTACTCAGCATACAGCTAAACAATTAGCTGAAAAGATATTAGATTTAGAAGAAGATGATAACGTAGATTATGGAATACTAGACTCTTCCTGCTGGCATAAACGAGGACAAATAGGCCCGTCCATAGCTGAAGAAATGATAAGTATGGGATGTAGGTGGCGACCTTCAGACAGAACTAATGGTGCTAGAGTAGCTGGAAGAAACAGATTACATGAATTATTGAGAGTAGAAGAAATAGAAGTAGAGACAGATGAAGGAGATGACTCTGTTCTAGTAGAAGAAATACCAGGAATAATCTTTTTTAATACCTGCAGACAAATCATAGCAGATCTACCTGTCATACCTACAGATCCCAAAGGTACAGACGATATAGATCCTAGATTTGCCTCAGACCATGCCTATGACTCTATAAGATATGGGATTATGTCAAGGCCCAGATCTTCATCACCATTTGATGACTGGGGTATGTACGAGAAAAGTGCTAAAGATTCTTGGTCACCAGCATCTAGAACATTTGGATACTAGAATTAATAAAAATTAATAGAGATTAATTATGGCTTTAATGTCAGTGGATCAAGGAGACGGATTAGACAGTAACTCCGCAGGAAATGCAGAGAACGATGAATCTTCCTATTTAAAAGATAAACAAGGAGGAGAAGACGCTTTTGATGAGGATCAAGAATTATATGCTCTAGAAGAGTTTGTACGTTATAAATTCAATAAGTCCAAGACTTGGCGAGAGCAGGATGAAGCTAGGTGGTTACGTTCCTATAAAAATTATAGAGGACTGTATGGCCCAGAAGTTCAGTTTACTGAAAAAGAAAAAAGTAAGATCTTTGTAAAGATTACCAAGACTAAAGTCCTAGCTGCATATGCTCAAATTGTAGATGTACTATTTGCTGGTTCCAAATTCCCTATAGGAATTGAAGTGCCCAACACACCTAGAGGAGCAGAAGATTCTATATACTTTGATCAGAACGAAGATGCTCTGAAGAAAGAACAGCAAAGAAATAAAATTAAAATAGTAAATAATACTCTAACCAGAAGTGAGATTAGAAACAGACTAGGTGTAATCAGAAATGAGATACAGGATATAGATGAAGATTCTTTATCTCTAAGAAAAGGAGCAGGAAGTTCCCCTAATTCTGCTGTGTATCATCCTGCAGATCAAACTGCACAGCTAATGGAAAAAAATATCCATGATCAGTTAGAAGAGAGTAATGCCTCTACTCATCTACGAAACTGCGTCTTTGATATGTCTCTTTTTGGCACTGGAATTTTAAAAGGCCCATTTGCTTTTGACAAAGAATATCCTAAGTGGGATGAGAAAGGTAACTATTCTCCTGAGATAAAGACAATTCCCAAAATAGAGACAGTATCTATTTGGAATTTCTACCCAGATCCTGACTCTAGAAGCATGGAAGATGCTGAATATGCCATAGAACGTCACAGGATGAGTAGAACACAACTAAGAAATTTAAAGAATAGACCATTTTTTAGGGATGAAGCTATTGAAGTAGCCATAGAGAAAGGAGTTAACTATTCTAAAGAGCACTGGGAGTCTGCTCTAGAGGATAATCAGTCGAATTATCGTATAAATAGATACGAAGTTCTAGAGTATTGGGGAGTAATGGACACAGATTTAGCTGTAGAAGCTAATCTGACTCTTCCTAAAGAACTAAAAAATAAAGATCAAGTACAGATTAATACTTGGATCTGTAATGGAGAAGTACTTAGACTTGTACTAAATCCATTTACTCCGAATAAAATTCCATATCATGCTGTACCCTACGAAATAAACCCATATTCTTTTTTTGGAGTAGGTTTAGCTGAGAATATGGATGATACTCAAGAGATTATGAATGGATTCATGAGAATGGCAGTAGATAATGCTGCTTTATCTTCTAATCTATTAATAGAAATAGATGAAACGAACCTGACTGCAGGACAAGATTTAAGTATATACCCAGGCAAGGTATTTAGGAGACAGGCTGGAGCACCAGGACAGGCTATATTCGGAACTAAATTTCCTAATGTAACCAATGAATGTCTGATGATGTTCGATAAAGCTCGACAATTGACTGATGAAGCGACAGGTATGCCTTCTTACGCACATGGAATGTCAGGTATTATGGGAGTAGGTAGAACTGCGTCTGGTATGAGTATGCTAATGGGAGCAGCAGCACAGAATATTAAGTCTATTGTACGAAATATAGATGATTATTTATTAAGTCCTCTGGCTAAATCTTTATTTTCTTTTAATATGCAATTTAATTTTGATAAGGCATACGCAAGAGGAGTATATGAGATTACAGCTAAAGGCACTGAGAGTCTGATGAGGAATGAGGTAAGATCTCAACGTCTACTTCAGTTCATGCAGATGACAGCAAATCCTATGATGACTCCATTCGTAAAATATGATTATATTATTAAGGAAATAGCTGCATCAATGGATCTGGACGAAGAAAAGATACTCAATGATCCTAATGATGCTAAGAAACAGGCATTACTAATGGCTGAATTAGCTGCTTTGATGCCCCCACCTCCACCTCCACAACAGCAACAGGCTCAAATTCCAGTACCTCCAGTAGCAGGAGGTGAACCTCCAGTACCAGAAGAGTCAGGTTTTACAGGTGAAGGAGGAGGATCTGCTCAAGCTGCT